TACTCCTGTTTTAGCTGGATCGTTTCCTTCAGTTTCTATTTGGTCAATTCTAAATTTACGTTTAGCGTCTTCAATCATTAATTCTCTGTACTCATCATATTGGTCCTCACTAAATTGGAAGATATTATCATAAATCCAATCAGATGGAACAATTTTATTTTGAATTAATTCAGTAGCTAATTGTGTTTTTTCTTTTAATAACGCTATTTTTTCTTGTTCATAAATGATAGAAGGAGTAGTTAAAGATAATTCAAAATTAGTTAACGACTCTCCATCATATCCTTGAGCATATAAATGAACTAAAGCAATTTTTGTTAATTCTGATATTAATATCTTTTGTATTCTTTCTACTGTACGAGCAAATCTAATATCTTCAGCAGCTAATGTAGCTTTACCTGTTAAATCTTTTTCATATCCCATAAATGCTTTTGGAACTTTAAGAGCAGCAAATAATTTGTCTCTTAAATATTCAACGTCTTGAATTCCATCCCATTGTAAACCAGCTAAATTATCTATTTTAGTTGCTTGATCATTACCACGAACAGGAATATAAAAATCTTCAAGTAAGTTTTGCATATTATATTTCAAGTTATAATCACCAGTTTGTTGATCAATATATGGAGTACGTTTCATTTTGGAAATTGTTTTCTGCATAAAGTTTTCTACTTCAGCAGGTGCAATGTTTCCAACATTTACATAAAATATACGTTTTTCAGGAGCACGAACAATTCTGTGAATTAACATCGCATCTTCCATCATAGTATATTGTTTAAACAATTTACGAGCAGGCTCTAAATATGATCTACCATAAGGTAAGAAGTTAGTATCTGTTAATAAACGGAAATGTGACATTTCATAATTGTCAAAATAAATTGAACCTGCTTGCCCACCAGAATTTGGAACATTGTAATAACCATAATCTGAAGGTGATGAGATACCATCCGGGTCAAATCTAAATCTTACTGAGTTTGGGTGGTCTTTATCATATCCATCTTGTCTTTCGATATGAAAAGCATTATATGGAATTACATTATATACACCGAATTTTTCAGCAATCTCTAATTTTAAGAAGAAATCTCCGTATTTCAACATATTGCGAATCCAAGGCCATAAATTGAATTCTATATTTAATACGTCATAAAATAAATTGTATAATATTTTTTGTACATCTTCATCCGAACTACGAATTTGAAGTACTTCTCCCATGTCATTTCTTAATGTACTTTCATCTGCTAATATGTCTAAAGCGGAAGCGATAATAGCATCGGTATCCATTGAATCATATTCGGAATAAAGTGTGGGGCGTAAAGTTTGGTAATTAAACGAGCTTTGATATCCATAAATTGATGTGTGTGAGTTTGTGTAGATACGATTGAATCTATCTACTAAGGCGTTTGTTTCATATTCGCCTGAAATTTGGATTTTGTTGACATCCATTACTTTCAATTGGTTATCTCCGTCATTGCGGATAATAACGTCTGTTGAAAATAGTCTTCTTAGTCTTGAAAATAATCCTGTATCTGCCATTGTTTTGTTTTTGTTTTATATTAACCAAGAAATGTCTTCTTGACCATTTGAGTATGGGTTATCTATTTTATAAGGGTTATTAGTATTTTGATTAACTGTTGATGTAGAAGAATACCCTCCAGAATATCTAGAGGTGTTAGTTGACATATTATCTAACATACTTCGAGTCATATCCATTCCACGTTGTCTTAATTTAAATGCAGTTTCACGTAAGTAACATCCCATAGCAAATGCCATCACCAAGTCATCGTTATAACCAGACTGTGATTCTGCTCGGCCATTCTTCCATATAAATACTTTCATTTCCTCCAATAAACGAATAGAATGTAAGGTAACCCCTTTATCTTGAATAGCTTCTTGAAATTTTCCGATAGCTATTGGACGAGTACCTGTTGACATTGTAAATCCAGGAGTCATTTTAGCTGTATCCATATAAGGATCAAAATATGAATCCACATTATTTGCTCCACCTTTAGGTGAATGATAGAAATTTTGATATCCTCTATCTAATATTGTTTGAACTGTTGACCAACCTATACTTGAGTTTTCAACTGCAAGTAAAGCATTGTTATATTCTGTAGCTATACTAGCTAATAGGTTACCATAATCTTTTGTACCTATTTGACCTCTATATTCGCCTACTTGGGTAAATGTTTCAACATCCCAAATATGGAATGCAGAATAATCTTTTCCATCTCCACGAGCAACGTCAGCTGTAATTAAATAATTTCTAGAATAATCAGCTGGTTCCCAAATCCATAAGTTTTGGTCTATTCCACGTTTTTCTAAAGGATCTTTAATCCAAGTTTGCTCATAAAATTGAATATCTTCAGGGTAAAATACTGTATCACCTGAAGTGGTAAAATCACAATCACATTCTTGGGCTGCCATTCTAACACCTAAATCGGCATCTTGTTGATCTCTCCAAGCTTGATCACGTTCAGGGTGTACTTGCCAAGGTAATCTAATAGGTAAGAAACTATTTTCCCCCATTTCAGATTTAACCCATGTTTGGTGAAACCAGTTACCGGTACCATAAGGAGTAGATAATGCAATACAACCCCCACCCGTAGCTAAGGTTTGTTGAGCAGATGCCCAAATCTCACCAATATTATTAATGAAAGCAGCCTCATCAATTACTAGCAAAGTAACGGCTTCTGAACGACCAGCATCACTTGATGCAGCAGTTGCTTTAATTTGGGAGCCATTGTTTAATCGTAATGTTAACTTGCTGTCTTCGGCGGGTTTATCTTTTTCTCTTAACCATGAAGGTAAACTATCGTACATAAATCGTACTTTTGTAACCATGTTTTTAGCAGTATCCTGCTTAGTTGCAATACAAAGTACGTTTTTGTCTTGATGGAATAACATTAACCAAAGTGAATAACCTGCTGCTAATGTTGAAATACCTAACTGTCTAGATTTTAAGACAATTGAATATGGGTTTTCTTGAAATAAAACTAATACTTTTTCTTGGAATGGGTAAAGGTTAAATTGAATACGTCCGCGTTTTGGATGTTGGATGTAACAATATTTTTTCATGAAGTAAGCCGGTGATGCGGCACACTTAACGTATTCTTCACGAATTAATTGTTTTAGTTCAGACATAATTATTTAACTGAGAGTAATGTAATAAGGGAAACTAGTGTTGTCACGAATCCTCCCCCAATCCATCTAAGTCCTTTTTTTAGGTTATTATTTTTATCTGTTAAATTGGCTACATCTTTTTCAAGACCAGCTATTATTACAGATTGTTTTTCTTGAATGTCAGAATATGTTTTTACTTGAGATAGATAATTTGTATCTTTTTTAACATAAATTTTGATTATACTATCCTGTTCAGCAATTTTTTCATTTAGTTGTTTAACCAAATCTTTTGTTACTTCTAATTCAGCTTTAGCAGAATCTCCTTTAGTTAAATCTAGTGCAATTTGTTTAGCAACTTTATAGTCAAAACATATTCTACTAGTATCTTTTTGAGAAAAAATCGTCGAGCTGAGAAGGAGTGTAATTATTAATATCCCTAATTTTTTTACCATAATAATTTCTTATACTAGTTAATTCTTGGTTGGTACTATCTATTTGATAGTTTAATAAATCAATTTTATTTTGGTGTGTTGAAAGTGATTTATTTAATTCAATTTGTTCTTTTTGTAACACTTTAATGTTGTTACTTAAACTATCAATTTCGGTTTTTTGTTTATCATATTTTGATGTATCCGAGATAGTAGGTCGAGTAAATACATAAATTAATAGAAATAAAATGATCGCACCCATAATTAGGTGCGATACATTAAATTTTATCGTTTTATCTTTTATCATATTAAATGCTTACCCCTTTAGCTTTAAATAAAGCTGATACTTCTGGGTTGCTTCTAAGTGTTTTAAGTTGAGCTGTTAATTTTTGTTTTTCAGCTGCACTTTCTGCATCTTCTATTTTATTAGCTAAAGTAATAGCTTGTTTTTTATATGTTTTAAACAAATCTTCTTCTTCAGCTGATAATTTTTTAGCATATTTTCCTGAGCTACTTACTGATTTATCAGCTCGTGATGCTGCAGCTGCTGCTTTTTCTTCATCACTAGCTTTTGTAGGAGCATCATATGTTACTTTATCAAACCCATCATCTCCAGGTGTTAAAGTAGATTTTTTAGTTCCTGCTGGTCTTCCTTTTGTACCTGTAGAAGGTGATTTTTTAGGTTTTGTTAAGTTTGCTTTAGGGCCTGGGGTGGATTTTTCTTTTCCTAAAATTTGTGCAGCAGCATCTTTTTCGATTGTATTTGTTGAAATATCGTCTTTAAATTTATCACCTGCAGCTTCAGCACCAAACATGACAGTAGTTAATAGTTTTTGTAAATCTATATCATGATTTGCTTTAAGCTCTTTTTTAAGATTAGATACATATCCTTTTAATCGAACGTTTTTACCTTCACCTGAAAATACTGGGTCTTTTTTTAGTTTATCAATTGTGGCTTTTTCAGCATCTACAACTGCTTTTAACTCTTCATCTTTACCTTGTTTTGCTAGTTGGTTCTTTAATTGGATCATACTAGCTCTTTCAGCTAATTGCTCTATTTCATTTAATTGATCTTCTTCAAGAGTAGAACTTGATTTTACTTCAGCATCAGCTTGTTTTTTTTCTAAATCTGCTATTTTTTTAGAAATATCAGCTTCTTTTTTAATAAGAGGTGCTTTTTGCTTTTCAATAGTATCTTTTTGTTTTTGCATAGCACTAATTTGGTCTCCTAAACCAGCTTCTGTTAAAGCTCCAGCAATTTCTTCACGTATAATTTCAAGTAAACGAGTTTTTTTCATGTCTAATTTTATTTATAAATATTAGAAACCCATTACTTGTTTCATCTGTTGTATTCTTTCCTCAGTAGTACCGGAAATACGATGTAATCTAGGTAATTTATGACTATATCTATTTATAGTTTTATTAATTCGTTTATCAATATCCATTCGATACTCAGGATCAATAGTACGAACACCATTATCTTCTAATTCTACACCTTCAGGTGAAACATAAAATATATAATCATATTCTCTAAATAAATTAGCAGCTAACGCTTCAAATTGATCACCCATATAATATGGAATCGATTTAGATAATTTAGTAAATGCGATAACATCAATTACTGTACGATCTGTTATAATATTTTCATGCATTAACTCACTAGCACGCTCAGCTAAAAATACCATTTGACCTTTAATAGTGGAATCTGTGTTTAAAGGAATCCCTAAATCACGTAAATATTTTGAACGTTCAGTTGCAAATGTATAATCTTTAAATTCAGGTAATTCTTTTAAAGCATTAACCAATGTAGTTTTACCTACAGACATTGTTCCACAAAATCCTATTTTCATATTTTATTTTAATAAATTTTCAGCTACATAAATTGCTTGTGCTCCTGACACTGTAATACCACGTGCGCTTAAAGCATCACCTACGAAATGTACGTTAGGATAATCGATTAAACTAAGATTATTGTAATCTACTTTAACCTCAGGTGATAGATATTTTACTTCAGGTATATAAATCCCCCAATCATCTCCTAATGTTGGGAATACTTTTTTCATATCCATGATAAAGTCCATCACATATTTAAAATAACCGCCTAAAGCAGGTTCTACAATGTGTGCTAAAGCATCTATACCAATTTGTGTTGCACTCACATTATTACCTTCGGATGTAGAAGATGGTTGTCGAGTGTAATTGGGGGAATAATACATACCAGTACCATTTGCCTGTAGTGTATTTACTACTTCACGTGACCAAGTAAATGGATCTTTAATACCATTAATTTCCATCAAGATACCAAAGTTAGTCATATTATTTCTATATGCTTCGTCTTTTTTAGCGTGCCCATTATATGAATGATCTCCATATGTTTCCTCTACAGCAACATAAGCAGCATTATTGTTTGTACAGAATGAACGTAATGATACTCCTTCATCATCAAATTTTCTATATAACTTAAAGTCATATGAAATGTCGATTAGTTTTTGAAAGTGTTTTTGTGGTGCTTCAAATCGAACACCAATTTGTACTGATTTAGGTTCATCTGGGAGATTGTAATCTTTAGCTAATTGTTGAGCAAAGTCGATACCTGATTTGCCTACAGCAAATATAAGTTCATCATATCTACATTCATATTCAAACATATCTTCACCTAAATAATTAGCTAATACACGTTGATTTTCAAAATCAATAGCATGAACTTTAGTTTCCCATACAAATCTAACACCTTTAGACACTAAATAATCGTACCATCGTTTTCCTATTTCGTGTAAGTAATCTGTGCCAATGTGATATACTCCAAATAAGCGAAGACCAAAGTATGGTTTGATAAAATCTGGTTCTTCTGTTGGGTTAGAGTACATGATAGCTTCTGGTTTAGGATGGAAACGTTTTACCATTTCTATAACCTGGTCCATTAAGTCATATGCTTTGTCTTCTCCACAATATTTTGATAATTGACCTCCAATTGAAGTATGGTAAGTTAGCTTGCCGTCACTCCAGAGTCCACATCCCATGAAACCTGACATGACTTCATCAGGTTGGCGTTTGTAAGGGTCTTTGCCCATATCAATTACTGTGATAAGTTCTCCAGGGTAACCGTTATCTACAAGTTTAGTAGCAGCACATATACCAGCAACTCCACCTCCAACTATTACAATTCTCTTTTTTTCCATTTTATTGTTTATATTTAAATTTAAATCCATGACATGTTTTTTGTCTACCATTACAACAATCCTTTATTTGTTTATCTATATTAGGTGAATGTACAGACTTTTCTTTTAAAAGCCAAATTTTTGCTTCCCTTAAACATGGGAAATCTTTAATAAAATCCCCATTTAAAGTATAACATTCTACTATTTTTCCTTTTGATTCTAAATTAGCTTTTGAAACATTTCTTATATGTTCTTCTGTGAATGGTTTAGATCTACCCTTTTGAGGGATTGACATTTTTTGTCTAACTTCTTCTGTGTAGTATTGTGAATGGTTTCTTTCTTTTAATGTTTTACTTATTTTCCCCCCAGTGCCTTCTTTATGTGGTTTTCTCATTTTTTGTTTTTGTTCTTCGGTATAACTTGAAGGACCACCCCCACCATTATTTTTGTTTTCTAATTTAAAACCCCATTGTTTAAATTGCTCTATCCAAAAACTTTCCCAATATTTCCAATCTTCAACTTCATCAATGATATATGATTGTATATCTAAACCATATGTTCTTCTATGAGCATGTTTTCTTCTAGTTGAATCTTTTGCTTTCCCAACATAAAATGGAACACCATTTTTTTCTAATACGTAAATTTTAATCATATTGTTTTATTATACATATTATAAAGTTCCATCAGACCAACCCCCTATTTATAATTTTAACATACAAAAAAAAGATGTAGACTCCAAATTTAGAGCTACATCTTCTA